GGAAGATCGTCATAAAGTTTTTGCCAATCTTTCATTTTCAGTTGAATGTAGAGTCGGGTTCAAGTGCGATAAAGTACTTAAGATTACGATCTTTACTTCTGAACTCTGCGAGAAGTTTTTGGGAAATAGAGACCGTATAAGATCCAGGAAGAATCTTGATATTTTCCACCTTGAAGTTGAAAGAGAATTCGCACTCAGTTTCTCCGACGATGATAGAAAAATCATTAGAAGTATCATTCTTCTTGTCTCGGACCTGAAGTTTGACTACTCCCGCCTCACCAACAACACACATGTCAGGAAGTTGATATACACCAGCTGCCTTGAGCATACGCTCAAGTTGTTCAGTATCCAGATCAAAGGAGACCTCAACGCTGGGAAGAGAAATCTTCTTGTCTGGAGGTGTCACAATAACATTGGGATCAGAGAAAAAATACCTTGACCTCATTTGACCCTCACGGATCAGAACGTAATTATCATTTCTGAAATCAAGTTCTGCATTTCGGTGAAGACCCAGGCCATTCAGAAACTGGTTGAGATCATAGATACCAAAGTCTTTGGGAAGATCTTCTTCAATAGTTGCCTCAGCAAGAATATTTTTAACTACAGAGATAGTACGAAGAGCATTTCCCTCCTTAAAAAGGATTGACTGGTTGATACTAGAGAAGTTCTTGAGAAGAGAAATAGTTTTATCAGAAAGTTTCATATCCGTTTGCGTTGCCATCTTTTGTCAGACCAGAGAAGTGATATAGAAGAATACAATAGTGGATTGCCTTCAGAATGTCAAGTTTGGATTTACCATTCTTCTTTCCAAAACGGGAAAGATACTTGATTGCATTTGAGCGACAAAAAGGTTCTGCATCACCGATACCTTCAATCAAGTCAAGTGTTTGAGTCTTGGATTCTTGAGAAGTATAATGAGCCCTATATGTTCCAGAGAGATATTCTTGAATTTCCTTAAGGATTTTTCCTTCACTATATTTCCAGAAACCATTCAGGTCTAGAGATGCCGATGTTTTCTCCCAATCTTCATAATTTTTGTTCCGATCTTTATCATAATAATCCAGAGTGTGGGTAACCTCGTCAGTCATAATATTAAATGTAAAAATGTCCGTGTTAATTAAAAGGAAAAGGCATAATTACCTTCCCCAATTATATCAAAGAACCTCGTTTTCAGCAACCTCATCAGTAGGAAGTTCAAAGTCAGCATCAACCTTATCATAAAGTTCAATGAAAGATTGTTTGGTCTCTTCATCAAAACGATTCACACAAACTTGAATTGCCTTTGCCTTGTTACCAAAGATGCTATATGCACGGATGATATGAACCAAGCGACGGGTAGAGATAATCTCCTCAATACCACCATCATAGAAAGTCTTACGGATAATATCTGCCCAATCTACAAGACGTTTGCAAAAGTCCCGATCTTTCACTTCAAGTTCTAAAGCAATACTCTCAAGGATTCTCTGTTCAGTCGCAGGAGTTGGATAAGATTGCTCAAACGTCACAGGGAAACGCTCAAGGAATGCTTCATTAAGAACATTGGTTCCAACAAATCTCCCGTCGTCAGAACCTTTGCCTTTAGTATTTGCAGTGGCAATAACATTGAAACCTACAGAAGGTTGAATATACTTACCAATTTTTTTCAGGAAGATACCCTTTCCTTCCAACACAGATTGGAGACATAAGATTTTATTAGAGGCAAGGTCAACTTCATCTAGAAGAAGTATAGCTCCCCTCTCCAGAGCTTCAATGACTGGACCATTGTGCCACACAGTGTTGCCGTCAACCAAACGGAAACCGCCAATAAGATCATCTTCGTCGGTTTCAATGGTGATGTTTACACGGATGAGTTCTCTATTTAGAGAAGCACATGCTTGCTCAACAGAGAAAGTCTTGCCGTTGCCTGACATACCAGTGATGAAGGTTGGATAAAAAATACCAGATTTGATAATCTTCTTTATATCAGTAAAATTACCAAAGGGAACATAGTTCTCATCCTTCATTGGAATAAGATCTTTATCAAAAGATTCCATGACAGCAGGAGCAGCTGCTGGTGCTTGATACTGCTGCTCAAGACGTTCTTGTACTGTCAAATTCCACTTACCACGACCGGTCTTATACTCATCAATTTTTTTAGTAACAGTCTGATAATTACAATCATTCATTGCACACCAAGCACGAATGTCACCAGCAGTTACAGACTCCCCATAGAGAGACAGAAGTGAGGTGCGAATGTAGTCAGTGGACAGTGCCATTAGTGATTTGATTGAACTGAAGTTATTATAGACTAAAAAAGGGGAGTCTTGGACCCCCCTTGGACAGTTTACTAACTGGTTTGCTCCGAGTGTCTTTTCTTGCAAGCTGCTCTGGCATATGCCCTAGCCATACTATCCACAAAAGAACACGGTCTACCAGAGTTTTTGCAGTATGGACATACCACACGCTTTGGATCATTCTGGTAATACTTCTGTTTCTGCAACTTCTGATTCCTCATCTTCTTCTACCTGTGATGGGGTATCTTGATTATCAAGTGCTAATTGAATTCCTTCTGCAGCACCAGAGACTCTAAGAAGACGTTCTTTAAGAATGTTAAGTTGTTGACTTCCTTCTGCAATTGCCTTTGTCAATTCAGACTCTTGTGTTTTAAAATTTTCTAGTAGTTCTTCTAATTTCATAATTACCTCGCTATACAATAAAGTTGATGAATTCTGAGAGGACTCTTTTATTTATCTTCTTTGCAGATAATGATTTAGCAAAAGCTTTTTTGATCTGAGTTTTAGATGCATCACTATCCACAGAGAACTCACTATCATTAGAAAGTGATCCAGAGTTTATTCCAAAGTAAACATTATAAGCAGAGTTGTGAATAATTACACTTTTATCCTTTTTCCACTCTTTTTTAAACTGTTCTTTATCAAAATAGTTTCTGACATACCGATTAATAAATGCGCCAGAGTCCCTTGACTCCATCAAACGAATACCAATAAAGTTGACATCAGTAAATTTATCACTAAGGTTTCTTAGAAGAGCATCGGTAATCCCAGAATAAGTATTGCCACTTATAGCATATGTTGTTCCAAGTTTACGATCACGGATAAAAGAAGTATCCGGACGAACATTACCAGTTCCAATAAAAGGTTCGCGAGTAACCTCTACACCATGCCGTATGACAGGACTGCGATTAATTGTACGATGATACACCATCCAACCCGCCTCACCATCAGTCAGAACAATACACTGAATCTTTTGAAGGTTGTTTTCTTTCTTGAACTTTGGAAGAATTTGATGAAGTGTAATAAGACTCTCGTTGAGAGGAGTTCCAGAAAGACTTAACCTAAACGGAATAGAATAATTGCAATAATATGCATTATTAAAAGAACATGCAACTCTCCAAACATTCCTCATTTGAATGTCAAGTTCTTTTGCTTTTGTTTTATGAGTGAGTAAGTGCATCATACGAAAGTCTTTTGCTACACACAAATCCCCTTCCTTTTGCTGATATAAGTCTGGAAGATCAGAATTGTTCGCGTCATAATCCTTTGCCCACTCATTTGTAAAAGCATAGACATCAAATGGAATACCAGATTTTTTACAAAACCAAATAAGACTAAAGAGTTGTTTGCAAGTATCTTTAAGAACCCTTGACATAGATCCGGACCAGTCAAGAACGAAAACAAGACCATGATTCTTACCCTCAGAAGTAACAGATACCTTTTTGAAAAGATCATCATTGTACTTGTAGGTGTGGAGTTTAGTACAATCAAGAACTCCGGTTCGTGCAACAGTGGTCCTAGCATAAGAATCTGCTGCTTTCTTACACTCAAATTCTTTCTGCAAAAATCCAACTTCTTTCTGAGAATTTTTCTTGAACTTACTATACTCCTCATCAACACTGAATAAAAATTCCTGTTGCGGAGAAAAATACGTATTCAGCAGTTCATGAATCTCTTCATTCTTTCCAATAACATAGTCAATATTGACCTTAGGCAACTCATGATAAGCAGTATCACCATAATAATCACTACTAGTGAGATCTTTTAGTTTGTCTGCAAGAGAACCATCAGTTAGAACATCAAGATTATCTTTCTTCTCACTATTCATATCACAATCTTCTTGGGCAATATCATCATCCTGCTCCTCAGACTTATCATCACTATCCAGAGAATCAGAGTCTTCACTTTGATTCTGAGGAGTATCTTGCTGTTCCTGTTCTGTCTCACCACCACCTTCTGAAGATCCTTGAGGTGGTGCGATATTTGGTTTTTGTTCTTCCTTCTCACCTTTACAATATTGATACAGTGTTTCTGCAGCAGAGAGTGCATCATCAAATGTCTCTGCTTCAGAAATTTCTTGAATGATTATTTTTTCTTCAGGAGTTTTAAAGGAACAATCTATAAAATTACCAATCTTAAAATAAAGATTTGCGCGATCAGCAAGATTCATTTGACTAATATCTTCATCAGCAATAGCAAAGAAGTCTTCATCAGCAAGTTCAGAATATCCGCGATAAAAAGTCTTTACCATACCTGGATATTTTCTCTTCATCAGTTTTTCAATCCGGACATCCTCAACAACATTGACAAACTGTTGGGGGATATTGACCTTATCTCTCCAATTTTCATTGGGAGTAAACAGAGCGTGACCAACCTCATGACCCACCAGAAGGTCATAGACGATACTAGAAGCACGATCCCAGTTAGGCAGAGTAAGAACACGACGCTCTACATCAAAGGAAGCCGTAGAGACCCTCCGATGCTCAATCAAAAGATCTTCAGTGGCAAGAAGTTTGGCGAGTTGTCCCTTGATTTCCTTGCTAACCATTTTTCCTCTTTTGGTATGTAACCAGTATACAGAAAAACCTCCCGTTAGGGGAGGTGTACGTGCCGCTTTTTTAAGTGTCCACCTCAAGCAACCAGCTTGTTATCGTAAAAGTATTGTACTCTGGCTTGCCTAACCATAGAAAGGAGTTCGTATTGTTCTTTATGCTCCGCAGTAATAATTCCACTTTTTTTCATTTCAAGCATACGGCGAAGAGCATCGCTACCATCAATACCCGAGTCCGCTACAAGTTGAAATTTTTGAAGAATTAATTTTTCGGTCTTTTCATTAAGATCATCAATATCCAAAAATCCTCGTTTTTTCTTCTCAAGATATAATTGACTAATCTTTTGCTTGAGTTCTAGTACAGTCATGTTTGTTTTTGATAACGATGTTACTATAGCACCCCTGATCCTAGAGTCAAGAGGTTGTGATACTACTGAAACCCTTAATTTTCTCAAACTTAATCACAGTTTCAAACTTTTCAGATATTTCAGACTTATGGGATATGACGAATATATTAGCATTCTTAATAACAAATCTAATAATCTTTAAGAAATCGTCTGTACCGACTCCATCAAGAGATGAATCAAAGACTTCATCAAAGATCATGATGTTTGTATTAACAGAATTTTTAACCTTTGCAACTTCTCTCCAAGCAAACAGAAGTGCTAGATCAATTCTTTGCTTCTCCCCTTCACTAAATGAAGAATAAGAAAAGTCTTCGTGAATTGGAGATTGAATTTGTTCACTAAATTCTTCATCCAATTGAAGGTTGATGTAAAAATCCATCATATGTAGATACTTATTAACAGATTGATTAATAAGTGGTAAGTATTTTTTTACGATGTTTGTTTTTACACCACCGTCTCTCAACAACGAATAAACATAATCATAGTATTCAATCTCCTCTCGTCTTTCAGATAAATTATCAAAGACTTTATTTAGTTGTCCATTATATAATTCTAACTTCTCATGCTCAGAACCTCTATTTTTAAGTTTGTCGGTAATTCCTTGAATTTCCGATTCCAAATCCTGAGATTGTTTTCGTAGTCCAGAGATTCGAACATTGCTTTGAGAAATGCCATTCGTTAGTTTACTTACCTCATTTGATAGATTAAGAAATTGAAGTTCTCTTTGCTCCTCTTCATTTATTTTATCTTCCAGTTCAGAAAGACCTTCACCAAACTTTTTTATGGATGTATTGAGATCTTCAATTCTATTTAATCTAAACTTTTCTTCAATAGATTGAGTGCAGGTAGGGCATACCGTATTATCGTTGAAGAAATTGTTTTCTCTATTACAGTTTTCTTTCTTCTGCTCAATCTTAGCCTTAAGTGAAGCAAGTTTTCTAACCTTTGCAGAAGCATCAACAAAGTTTTTTATCTCTTCTTGTTTCTGATTAAAGACAAGACTTACTTTCTCAATGTCATCATTTAACAATTCAATCTCTTTTAAGATGGTTATAATTTTTTTCTTCTTAACATCAACATTTTTTTGACCACTCTCCTCAATTTGATGAATAAAGTTTTTTTGCATACCAACTTTATCTTTAAGAGATTCTTTCTTCAGATCAAGAGTTCTCATCTCTTCTCGAACTGAACGAATTTTCTCTTTGACAGTTGTGTTCATTGAAGAGAAGATCTTAATATCAAGGAGATCTTCAATAACTTCTCTACGGTGAGATGCCGACAACTGCATGAATGGAATAAAAGTACTACTACCCAGAATCACAATCTGGGTAAAGGACTTATAATTCATCTTGAGAACAGATTGCTCAAACCATTTCTGCTGATCATTGGCAGAAGCATGTTGATCTAGAGACTTTCCATTCTTATAAATTTGAAAGATACTTGGTTTAATTCCCCGAACAATCTTCCAGTTAGTATTACCGATACTAAACTCAACTTCAACAACACAATCTTTCTCGTTTACAGTGTTTAAAAGTTGAGGTTTATTAATTTTACGATATGGTTTACCAAACAAACTAAAAGTCAATGCATCCAGCATTGTGCTTTTTCCAGCACCATTAGATCCAATAACAAGAGTAGTTGAAGAACCTTTGAAGGAAATCTCAGTAAATTGATTACCGGTACTCAAAAAGTTCCGCCACTTGATCTTTTCAAAGATTATCATTACAGATTTTACAGGAAGATTTCTGTTCTGTAATCATACTATGAAACTGGTCTATCGTCAAGTGGTGGAGGGATTACAATATCGTTTGGTGTTATGATTGTATATTCGTGATCATTTATATCACATACATGATATAGAATCTCAT